ATAGAACAGAATGATCCTGAAAAGAAAATTCCCTCAACAGCCGCAAATGCAACCAATCTTTCTTGGAAAGAGGAATTTTCAATCCAATTCAAAGCCCAAGTTGCCTTCTTTTTTACTGCCGGTAAGTTTTCAATCGCATTAAAACACTCGTCTTTTTCTTTAGGGTTACTAATGTATGTATCAATCAATAACGAATACATTAATGAGTGAATGTTCTCCATCGCTAATTGAAATCCATAGAAAAATTTGGCTTCAGGGTATTGTACTTCACGATAGAAGTTCTCCGCCAAATTCTCGTTAACAATTCCATCCGATGCCGCAAAAAATGATAATACATTTTTCACAAAGAACTTTTCATTATCTGTTAATTTTTCCCAATCACGTATATCGTTGGTTAAATCAACTTCTTCCGCAGTCCAAAAAGCCGCTTGATGCATTTTGTAAAATTCCCATATGTCATTGTGTTCGATAGGGAAGATGACAAACCTATTAGGATTTTCAACTAATATTTTTTCCATTTTCTTTAAATTTTTTTTAATTGTTTTTTGTTTCGTCTTTTTGTTTTTGTTGTCTTTTTTCCAACAATTCTCTGACTCTTTGTCTTTGTCTTTCTTCTTGCTTCTCTTCTAATCCTAAGAATGTCATTGAACTTTCTGTGTCAATTTCAATCATTGCATTATCAAACTTACAATTTTCAAAAACAACACCATCATCCCCAATTCTTGATTTAGTGATAGCAATAGTCGCTAACTTCATTTCTTTTTGTTGTAACGTCTTAGCAACTGTAATGATAACGTGTCCAACTTGGGCTTTTTTAATGGATCCCCCCATTTGATCAGTAGTTACTACTTCTGAAGATATTGAATTCCTATTTCCTTGAGTTGCCGTCCATCCCACCAAATTTAATTCGTGACACATCGCCTCAAACGCTCTCATTACCGATCCTTCACTTTTCCACTCATCACCTAAATTTTTATCGGGAACAACACAGTCAATGTAATCAAGTAAAACCATATCAATCTTAGTTCCATCAGCAATCATTTTTCTAATTTGATTCTTAATTTGTGACATTGTTACAGTATCAGATGGTAATTTTTTCAATATTAATTCATTTGACATTGTTTCTTCAACTTCCTTAACTTTAGCAATAACCTGATCTCTTTTTTCTGACAATTCGTCAGGGTGAATCTTAGTCCAAAGAGTAAAATGTTTTCTTTGGATTACCTTTGGATTATCCTCAAAAAATATTTGTAATACATTAAACCCTAAGTTAAATGCGTGGTTAGCGATCTTAGTTAATACGGTTGATTTACCAACACCTGTAGGTGCTAAAATTACACCAATTTCACCTTTAGCCAAACCACCTTTCATTAGTCGGTCAATACCAGGTATTCCCATTGGAATTGGGTGTCTATAATCATCATCTAACACCTGATCTAAGTTGGAGAATACATCTAACATACTTGTGTCTTTTTCCCCAACTTGTAAAGCCCCTCTGACCATCTCTTCAAGAGCATCGTAGTTCTCAAATTCACCACCGTCAATGATCTTTTGTGCTTTACCCATTACTTTCTGTAATTCTTGTTGTTTACAGAATTTTAATGCCTTTTCTTGTACAAAATCCACTCCGTCAATAGGTGCATCCTTGATTTTCTTAATTGTGTCTAATACAACTTTAGACGCAATTTCTTGTTGTAATTCAGATTTTGTAATCTGTTCTAATGTTTCAAATGATGGTGTATGATTGTATTTTGAATAATACTCTCTGATCATTTGAACAATTATTTTAAAGTATTTATTCTCAAAATAATTGTTTTCTATCACATCAATAATTGAGTGTGAAAAGTCCTTATCCAGAACCATTTGATTTAATAGTTGTAATTGGAACACATTCCCCAAATACTCAAAATTTTTGTTTGTCGCCATATAATTTTCCTTCTGTTAGTAATGATAAATACTATTAGTTTTGGATAAATTCGGGATAATAAAAATTAAATTTTTTACCTGAAAAAATGTCAGTCAGGTCACTCAATATACCTTTTAGTTGCGGGCGTAGGTCTACGGTATATCTTACCTTTGGTGGGTATAGTTTAGCGTCAAACGTTCTCTGACAAATTGTCATATCTCCAACCTTAATATAGACATTAAAATTTTCAGGTCCATCAGTAATTGATGTATTTAACATATCAGGATTTTCCCCAATTTCATATTGGTTGTCTAACATATAAACAACACTTCTCATTTTTAAATTATACTTAAGTTTTTCTGTAAATCTCCTAATATAATCATAAAATTCTTCAGATTTGTGAGCGTTTTTATTAAAACCTTTCACATTAAAAAATCTTTGTACTACAATGTTATCATTACACATTAACAAAAACTCTACCTTTGTTACATCTTGATCTCTCATAATTTTTTTTACTTTTTGTTTCTAAATTTTGTTTTTTCTTTTCTTGATAATTTTAAAAATGGTTTTAAAAAATTAACCCAATTATCGTCTCCTTTTGGTAAGTATTTGAAGAATCCATCTTCCATCATCATTCTAATTAAGTTTCTATGTCCTCTACCGTCCGGATCCATGGACTCTGATTGATACATTTCAACTAATTCTTTATTCTCATTAGAAATTAAAGGTTCAGATAAATCAACTATTTTTTTATTAATCACAAAAAATTCGTCACCATATATCCCCTCCTTTGTCTTTCCACTCAATAAATTTTGTAGAACAACAACGTCTTTATTTTCTTTCAGTAGTTCTTCACCTTTTGTTAAAATATCGGTAAAAGAAACCTCTGAATCAAGTATCTCAGGGAAAAATTTAACTAAAGTTTTCTCACCCAAATAAAATATACCATCTATATTATCTGAACCGTCACCAGTGAGTATTTTCACGGTTTTAACATTATAGTGTGGAAACTCATAATCTTTAAGTTTAATCTTGTCTCCAAATTTATAATACCTTTTTGATTGGGGGGAATATATAGTAACCTTTTCTGAGATTAATTGAGTTAAATCTCTATCACTTGAGAATATTGTTTTTTCTTCATCTGGTGACACTTTACAGTAATGGGCAATAAGATCATCCGCTTCCGAATTTTCTGTCTCCATTTGTCTTACAAACATCTCTTCAAGATATTGTTTAACTCTTTGTTTTTGATGGTTGAAGGATTCTTCCTTACTTTCGTTTTCTAAAGGATTACGATTTAGTTTATATTTTGGGTATAGTATTCTTCTCTGTGAAGAGCTTGTTATACTATCCCAAAATACAACTACTTTATTGAAGTTGGTTTCTTCTAAGAATTTACGTAACGTATTTAAAAAGTGCCAAATACCACCTACGTGTTCACCTTTATTATACAGATCACGAGCCCCGTGAAATCCAATTTTTAATAAATTATTACCGTCAACCAATAAGGTTTTTGACATTTTTTTTAATTTAATAGTTACTACTCAACTTCTTCTTTTTCTGCTTTCAAATCAAAGTCACCATCGACTCCGATTATATCTTTCCAATAGTCAGCATATTCTTTTTTATACTTCTCTATTGATGCCTTTTCTTCTGTTGTATCTTTACCCGGTAAAAATCCGTGTGGAGTCACAATAATTTTTCCGTCTTCAAAACCAAGACCGTTAATGTGGTTTTTCATAACCGACACTTTTGTTCTTGAAGCAAACTTAACAGTTCTTTTATCTTTTGTTGCCGTGATCTTTGTTGTTCCCGCACCTTTCTGATTACCAAATAAGAATACTAAAGAAGAGTTTAACCAAATTGCTTCACCACCTTTTGCTTTGATCTTAGGTTGACCAAATGGGTTATCAGGTAATTCTACCCAAGGTTGATTAACAATGATTAGAGTATTTTCATATTTAGAATCTGCCTTACGAGATCCTGAAATACGTTGGTTGATACCCATACCAATTTTGTCGGCTAAAACACTTGCATTGTGTTGTTTACCTCCTTTACCCTCATAAGTCATCTTACAAGGAACTGACCCTACTGAATCCCACATGATACAAAGAGAATAATCTAATTCACCTTTTTCTTGTGCATCCAATAAGTCATTGATGTATTCTGTGATTTGTTCGATGTAGTCGAAATTATTATTGAATAGGAAAAATCCATCCCATGTCAATTCACCTGTTTCTTCATCTACAACCTCATCACATTCAAACCCCATAAGTTTGGAGTGTTCAAATGACCATTTTTGTTCTGTAATTATAAAAACGGGTAAAATGTTTTTCTTTTGAGCGTCTACAGCAGTTTTAATAAGGGCAGTTGTTTTTCCTGTATCAGAGTGACCAAGTAACATATTCAAGTGACCAATTGCGGGGCCAGGAAGTCCTACCGCATCAAGGAATTCAGATCCAAGATCAAAAAATCTTTGTGGTTTGTATTTTGCGTCCGATGAAAACTTTTTCTTTATCGAACTAAAGTCATTCTTCTTAATTGCCATATTATTTAAGATTATATTTGTGAAACACTTCTAACATTTCTAATTTATCTTTTGCGTTAACCATCTTTTCAACTAAATTATCCATTTCTTCAACGTGTTGTGGGTGTTCTCCAATCCCAACAGGATTTGTAAAGTAAACTAATAGTGTTGCTTCTGCTTCCGCCATTTCTGAGCGATATTTTAAGGTCAATGCCTCATACATTTTTTCTGAAATCTTATTCATTTTTTTTGATTTTAAAATACTTGGACACTAAGTTATACAGAGTGCCCAAGTATAAAGGTTAATAATTTAATTAGAATGGTAAATCTTCATCCTCCTCCTCATTCATTTGAGGATCCTCTACTTCATTAATAGATTTTGGTTTTGATCCACCCATAGAAACTTCTGACTCATCACTATTAGAATAAATGTATTTACCAGCGTCTGTATCCCAACGAGGAGTTTCACCTCTTGCAATTGCTTCAAGATACTCTACAGGTTTTTTAGAATACACGTCTTCCCAAGTTAACTCATCATTTATCCAACCATTTGCCGTTTCAGCATCTTCGTGTGTTGGTGTTGGGTCATCGTACATAACAGTTTGGATAACCGTATATGTTGCACCTTTTGGTGTCTTTGCCTTTGTTAACTCAAGAATTAAATCACGTCCGTTATCAGGATCAGTAACATCTCCTTTTGCTTTCCAAATTGGAATGATTTTATCAAGGATCCCTTCTTGTTTGTAATTGTGTTTAAATCTCCAAAATTTAACACCATCTTCTTCGTGATCACGGTCAATTACTTTTACAATGTAAAACTTGCGAGCCTTATATTGTGTGGCTAATTGTTTGTCTGATTCACGACCTGTTGACATTAACTCTTCGTAAACCTCATTCAAAGGTGAACGTTCGTTGTCATTTTTTCCCGTATCATAAAATTTCTGCCATTTACCATCAACATTAATTTCGTGGAACCAAACCTCTTTAAAAGGGGAAGATCCATCAGTTGTAGGTAAAATACGGATTTTTCTTTGTCCTTGTTTTTCGCTGTCTTTAAGGATTGCTGCGAAATACTTTTTCATTCTTTCTTCTTGAGACATTTTTGAAGTGGAAGAAGAACCACTTTGTTTTGAGTTCTCATACTGAGCCAAAACCGCATCTAAAACATTGTTTGTCGCCATATTATATATATTAATTAAAAGTTTACAATAGAAATATAAGTTAAATAAAAGTAGTAGTCAATAAGGTAAGTAAAAAATGTTTAAGGTCGATATTTTCGACCTTGAACATTACATATAATTGTTTTCGTTTTCTTCATCGTAGTCACTAAAACTACCTTTGATTTCGTTTGGGGAAAACTCCTCAACCTCATCAGTAGTTAGAACATATTCATTCTTTCCTGTTTTTTCCATGTCATCCATTTTATCGTCAAAAAACTCACTAAGTTTTTGATTAAACGGACCAGAATCCAAACTCCTTAATTCTAATTTTTCTTCAGGGGTTTTAGGTCTCATCTTTTCAATTTTAACCTCTAAATTATTTACGGTATTTACTAAATTATCCATTTCACCCAATTTAGTTTCAAGATTTTTTAATTGATCAAAAAGATTATTAAAATATTCTTCTTGCTTATCCACTAATGTTTTTTGAGTGTCAACCAAATCAGTTATATCTAACTCTTCAGTTTCTTTACCAACTTCCTCAACATCGGGATCGTTTTCAATATCAACAGGTTGTGGACCTGGTGCTGCAGGTGCCGCAGGTGCGACAGGTGCCGCAGGTGCTGCAGGAGCGGCTTCAGGAGCCGGCGGTAATGCGTCTTCAGGAGCCGGTAGTGTTTCACCTTGTTCCATAATGTATTGATTAATACTATTATGTCTTTTAATCTCCTCTAAAATTTTTTTATCTATTCCCATTTTATCCGTTTAATAATTGTTTAATACCAGATTTAGTTTCAACTTGGATTTTCTTATGTGTATTCATTGTGTTATCAACACGCTCAATTAAACCATCTTTCATTCTTATTGTGTAACAATCTCCGGTATCTAAATCACATACCTCTTTAAATCCGTTACCCGCATCTTTCTCTGACATTCTTGTATTCTTACCAAGATAATTGTCTAAAATTAATTTTGTGCTCATAGTTTTTTTATTATAAATATCTAATAAATAGAAAAAAACATTTTACCTCTATATAGATTTTACAGTATTAAATGCTTCTCTAAATTTATTCTCAACAGTTTTTTTATCTTGTTCTGTCATTTTATCATAGACACTATCAGGTTGATTAACCGGCCATCTTAATATGAATGTTTTAGAAAAAGCCTTTATTTGTTCATCGTCAGTTGCTAGTGGTTGATTTTTTATATAAGATAATTTCTCTTTAAATTTAGTTATAGCAAATCTTACAAAGGCAACATCACTACTAAACGTCGCAAGTGGGATATTTTGTGTTGTCCCTTGGTTAACACAATAATATTTATTTTCCATAAGAGCCGTCGCTCCACCGTAAGAAACATCTAACCTTATTGACCCATAATTATGACCATAAGCCTCAAATTTACCTGACTTGAAGGAATTAATATACATAACAGAGAATAAAAATGCCAACATTAATGGTTGTGTGTCGGTTGTAATGTTAGAATTATTCATTTCAACTTTAATTAAATCAACAGCGTTCTTTAATGTTATTGAAGTTTTTGTTGGAGTTTCATTTGTATAACTTACATAAGAACTATTCAATTTATCTGAACAATTTTGATTAGTAGTTAAGGTACCATTCCCATTATTTGTGTTATTAATAATATCACTTTGTTCTTGTAAAATATTATCTTCTGATTCAAGTAAAGCCGCTTCTTCTTTTTCAATTTGTTCTTTTATTGTTTCTAAAATTTTAGTGTTTAAAGATTGTAAAAATTTATCTATAGCGGGAATACTATAGAATGGTTGTCTTTGTCCTTCAAATTCGGTATCAAATCCATTTTCACTTATTCTATGAGATACTTTTAATATCATATAAGGTCCACTAAACATAGGTACGTTTCGTAAATTAAAATACATCATAGGTTGTATCATAGCATTACCCAACATATCTATATTACACTTATAACTTCTATTTCGGTATAAATTATATAATGACACACTTTGTGTTGACTCACTTCTATTACGATTTAAATTTGCCATTTGATTTAAAACTTCCAAAGATTCTGTAGTTGGGGATCCCGGATCTTGTGAAATATCAAATTGTTTAAATATTTGTTGGTTTTGAGGTCCAATATCAACATTAAACCCAACAACTTTATTTGATTTATCCCAATCAGTTTTTCCATTTAAATTATCAAGTAATGGGTTATCACTAGCCCTTCTCAAATCAAACGCATCATCTCTGAATCTATAATCAACATTATCGTTTAACGCCAAATGCTCACTAGGTTTGTTAGCATATAAACATAAAAATTTAGAAGTGGTATCACGATAATCCAAAGTTAAAAACGTACCAAATAATGAGTTAGCAAATTCTAATGTGCCTTCAGGATTTGGGGTTGGGTTTTTACTTGTATCTTGAACATTATAAAAATTAGCATAAGCCGGTAAAGTAAAATAAGTAAAATTATTCTCAGTTAAAATTGTTGTAACCATATCCAAATCTGATTTAGTAAAGGTTTTTTCGTTATTGAATAGGTCCGTGAAAAAAAAACCAATAGATGACTTAACTTTAATGTCTTTTTGATTATAAAAAGTTTCTCCAAAAAATGATTCAAAATAATCAAAATGTTCCCCTTTTTTATCAAATTTAATGTTCTCCTTATTAAAGTTATCTATAACCTTATTCCAACACCATTCAAAGTGATTTTTATCATCATCTTCACTTAAAACAATTTTAGTTTCACTAATCTCA